CTGAAGACAGGTAATTGCATTTATATTTTCCAAAAAGAGTAACGCACTTGTTCTGGTGCGGGTTGACCACTCTCAATTGAGATGTCCAGTTGTTCCATATACCTTTCAAACATCAACTGATGAAATCTAGTATTTGTCTTTGGCCCTTCGACACCATCCTCACTGAGCGCAAATAAGTACGCCAGAACATAGCTTTCAATAAGTATCTTTGCATGTCCACCAGGAATACACGTTAACTCATCTGTATCATTAACCAGAGGGGGAGGGTTACGAAAGAATCGGCAATTCAGGATGGAGTCAGACGATTTGTAGTAATGTAACTCGCCGCCAACTACTGCGACAGCTTGTGTCTGACCCACTTGAATCTCAGAGGTGTCTCCGATGGTGCGCCGTAAGGACATTATTGAGGGGTAAACAGTTAAGACTTGTTTATCTCCTGAAATAGCATCATAGAGGCCCCTCTGATAATCCCATGCAGAAGGGATGGTTACAAAATTGGCGTTGGAGGTAATGCTGACACTCCCGGATACGTCAAGAGCCGGTAGCCTCACACGTTCAGAAACGAACTGCACTCCTGAGTTTATCAAGCTCTCAATAGTAGAAACAGCAACACTGCTGTCCTGTAGAGATTTGATAATACCATCCTTGATCTCCTCAAATGTAACCATTTCTTCCTCTACTTGGTCTCTGGTGGTACAGTCTTCTCTGGTGGTACAGTCTTCTCTGGTGGTACAGTCTTCTCTGGTGATACAGTGGTCGGCGGTACAGCCTCGTTAGCGACCTCAAAAGACCGTGGATTTTGCTCCAGAAGGAAAGCAGCATCCTTGGCATCTACCTCGCAGACCCGCTTCACAAAGTTGTAGGGGCCTTTCTCAAGACGAGGATGAGAGACGCAACTCATGGACTCAGGTTTATTTCCGATATACCTCAACTTCATGTCATGATCTCCTGGTGTGCGCCATTATAGCGCACACCTTTATAGGTTTACACCGTCAACGGGCAGTATGAATCTTCAGCGATAAGACCAAAAGTCTTACTGTTGAACCGAGACTGTTTGGTACCAAAGATGGCGTAAGTGCTAATAAACAACTGCTTGCCACCGTTCTTCAGCTCCTCATACCACTTAATGTTAGAGGGGCCACCATCTCGACCATATGCTACTAAACCAGACTGAGCACCCAAGAAGAGAGCGCGGGCTGCTGGAAGGTTTGCGGCTGCACCATAGTCATTGAACTGCACCACGTTGCGGCTCTCATGGATAATTGCGTCTGCGTACTCACCCATCGCCCCAGAGTACATCATAGCTTGTTTGCCCAGACCTGAGTCGGTAGCTAAATGCACCTTCAGCCAGTCATTCTCAGTCGTGCTCGTCCGCATTAAGTACGCCTGGATTGGGTGAACCAAGTACACAAACTTATTAGAGCCACCAACCTTAAAAGGTGTGAGTGTTGGAGCCACCAAACCAGCTTTAGTGCGCAACTTCTCGATACTCATGAGAGAAGGCTTGTCACTGGTATCAATATCAATTTTGCCAGTGGCATTGCCACCGTATGCAAGATGGGCCGCATCAGGTGGGGTGAGGGGGTTATCAGCACGACCAGTAAAAGTCACCGGCTGAAGCATCCCTGAAGTCGTAACACCACGAGCACCTGCCAGGGAGTACATGATCAGCTCATCAAACATCTCTGACCACCATATCCGAAGGGCATCCATACCTTGCTTACGGATGTTATACGGCACACGTTGTTCAGACATCTTACCAGCAGATGAGGTACCCATAGAAAGGGTGTCTATCCCAATCCTATCGTCAAAGAAAGTCATCCCTTCTCGACCGTCAGTACCTGCGTCAATATCAGCATCTCCTTCAACACCCGATTTGGTCAGCTTCATGCGTAACCCGACTGTGATACTCTCACCTGCTCCTTTAGCCAGATCGGTCTTGAGCACCAACATAGAGTCAAGGCTCTCTCCGATGAACTTGGAAAAGTACATATCCTTCATAGTTTCCAAGGACAGAGATTGACTCCAACGTCGCACCGCCAATGGGTCATTGAGTGCAAAATTAGTTGCTGTTGCCATTTAATTATCCTCCATACAAGGTACCCATGAGATACCTCTGTTTGTCTTGTTCACTTAGTTTCTCGTATGCCTTGTCACTGAGCACAACCGACTTAGGTGTGCTCTTTGCGGCATCTGGGATGTCTTGCATCTGGGGCTTCGCGGCTTTTTTTGACTTGATGTCAGCGACAGCCTTGTTGCCCAACTCAGCCTTTAACTCCGTAGTTAGTTCAGTCCTGATCTGCTTCTTCAGGTCATCCTTATTCGGAGCTTTTCGCAGCTCCATGATCATCTTCAGCAGGCCAACAGCGTGTTTGCCGATTCTGAAGGGTTCTTTTCCTACAGGTGATACCAATGTAGTGGGACTCAGCAATGGAAATAGTTCTTCACTGAAGCCCTTCGACTCTGCAAAATCCGCCCAGTCATTAGAGACTGCACGATCTTCTGCGAAGATGCCGGGGATTAAACGCTCGCACTCGGCACTAACATAATCCACCACCTTTGCTAATTCTGCTTCTTCCTGTGCTTCCTTAGCTTTTGCGGAGGCATCAATTACTTGCTGCTTTGCCAGCCTTGAAGAGTAGTCCATGTATTCAGACAACTTCTCCACGTACTCCAACCCTGCCGTCGCGTTGTCCTCCATTAAAGCCGCAGCTTCATCTTTACTTAGGACTTTAAAGTCTTTGAACTTAGACACCTCTGTCTCAGAAACCAGGGGGATTTCAGCTTTTTGTGGCTTGGTGGCCTCGTAGAGCTGGGCTTTCAGTTGAGTTACTTCGGCCTGAAGACCTGTCACCCTCGTGCGAGCCTCATGCAGAGCTTGCAGCGGGACATAACCTTTAGGGGGCTTTGTTGAGTCTCCATCTGGCTCTTCTTCAGCAGCTTTTTCCTCCTCTGGTTCTTCTGTTGTCTCCTCTTCAGCAGCTTTTTCCTCTTCTGGTTCTTCTGTTGTCTCCTCTTCAGGTACCTCAGTCTCTTCAGCTTTGTCCTCGTCCTCTGACGGCTCTGAGTCATCCGTGTCTTCAATCTCAGAAGGCTCTTCGGGTTCAGCTTCTTTTCCTAAGTCCTCTTCAGAAACAGCAACAAGACCCATGCTGGCAAAATGGTCATCTAATGCACTGCTGACTGACGTGTCAACTGACGTAGTTTCACTCATGACTTGCTCCGGTGTTGACTGACGTGTCAACTGACGAGTTATTGGTTTTACGTCGCCCTGACGAATTGAAAATCCTTTCAAAGTTACTACTGTATCTGCTTCTCATCTCTCCAGTCTGCTTCATGTTCCAGAACACTGGGTTCTTCCCATTTGGGACAGGTTGATGACCCTTAAAGAACCTCTCACGATCCCTTTTAAACTTTGCTTCCTCTCTCTTGTTCAAGGTTTTTAGCGGCCTCCTGTCCTACTTTGAATTGTTCCAGAACAAGTTTGTCCTTCTTCAGGTCTGCCTCTTTAAGAGTAGCGATGGCTTCAGCTCTCAACTTCTCAGTGTTCGCCGCTTTCTCTTGGTTCGCAACTGTTTGAGTCTGAATCGCAAGATTCCGGTCAAACTCTTGTTGCCGTTGAGCAGCCTTCGCCTTCTCCAGTTTCGCTGCGTCTTTGTCTTCCTTGCTCATGCCATCAGGGTGTTTTTCCATCCCAGTGGCGTTCATTATCTGCTCAAGCCATTCACCCTTATCTGGAATATCTGACATAGCCAGACCCAGGTTGAGGAGGGGAGGTATCGCTTCAGGTGGTGCCTTATTTATAGCACTGAAGATCAAGTCAAGAGTTTTATCCCTCTGTGTGTCTGTAACCTGTGAGGTAGTAACAACAATGTCAAAAGCGGATTCAGCGATATTGTTCTTAACATGAATGGTCTCTCCATTCGGGCCAACTACACTCTGATTGATCTTGATGAAAGCATCAACCCCAGTCATTCTGTCAGTAACTCTAAGGGTTTTCTCTTCTGTCCAGGAATCCTGGATCATAGAGCACAGCTTTGCACCTAAGTCCTTTATAGCTAAATCAGCATTCTGGAACAGGCTCGCTAACTTTATATTCTGTAGCCCTTTTTTCTCCTGTAGTGCACCCTCACTTTGCACTTGATCAGGGATCGCCATGCTCTCGTCAAGAGTCCCTGAAACCTCATTGATCTCTTGTCTGGTCTGCTGGGCCAAAGCCATCTGGGTGCTAGCGAGGTCTTTCAAGTCCTCAATCTTGATCTTGCCCATTCCGTTCGCTGCAAGGACTATGTGGCCCTTTGATCTGTTAGCCTCATAATACGCGGTGTCGAGGTCTTCAACAGCACCCTTTTCCGTGAACATCCTGAAGTCATCAGCACGGGCAAGAGCTATAGAACGTCTCTTGTTTAGCTCTTTACTAAGGTCAGTGAGTTCTCTGGGTACCCCAAATGGTAAGCCAAAGCGATCTGTGTAAGCAACAAAGGTCGAAAACGGAAAATCATCAAAGGGCAGCGGCGAAGGAATGTCATAAACCTTCATGGTGTTGAATAGAACAGCCACTCGCATCTTACGAACTGTGGCAGTTATCAACTCTTTAGAATACCGCAGTGCTTCAAAACGATCTTGACCTGACATGTCTTCAAGATCAATTACCCGACCATTATGCATCTTCAAGAACAACCGTTCGTCGAAAACAGGGTACCACATCTCAACTGGTCTGATACGCTTTCTTTCAGTATCAGTCCAATACCCCATAGAAGAGAGTTGTCTCTTAAAGTCTTCGACTGAAGCACTTTCATCCATGCTAATACTACCCAGGGAATCTGATGCAGCCGCATCAAACTGTTCCCTGATCTCTTGAGCTTTATCAGGGAAAAAGCTGCAAAATACATCAAGGTCTTTCCAAGGTGCTGTAAAAGCATATCGGGCTGTCTCAGAATCGAACCAAGGGGTTGAAAATGGATCCCACCAGATGTCATGCCAATTGATTCTTGTAAAACTCACCTTCTCTTTTCTTGGATCACTGTTATAAAAGACCTTGGTACACCCTATACCAGTGATTATTTGTTCCAGGAAAGCATTGGAAATCTTCTGTATTCCCTTATTTTGATCCCTGATGAACATCAGAGCTTCAGACATCACCTGACCAAGTTCTACATCTTCTTTTGTCCTACCTTTTACGCTGTACTCTCTCTGGTTCAGGATAAACCAGCCATGTATAAACTTTATAATAGGCGTGATACGGTTAATGATTAAAGGCTGGATATTTTTCTCGTTTATGAGGGTATCCTTCTCTTCTTCACTCCATTGAACTCCATCACGAAACTCGTAGTCCTCCCAACTTTCCTTG